ATACTATTTCTACTACGGTTCTCTGCGGGACATTAGCGAACGGGGTATACTATTTCTACTACGGTTCTCTGCGGGACATTAGCGAACGGGGTATACTATTTCTACTACGGTTCTTTGCGGGACATTAGCGAACGGGGTATACTATTTCTACTACGGTTCTCTGTGGAACATTAGCGAACGGGGTATACTATTTCTACTTTGCAGTAGCCTGAGCCAGGACATTAGCGAACTGCAGGTAGTTTAACGAAGTTCGCTTAAAATTTTTACTTGACAGGATATTTCTGGAGATGTATAATGCAAGTATAGAGGAGAAATACATGGACAACGAAATAACCGTGATAAGCCCCGAGGGGTTGGAGATAGCACACTGTTATCTGCAAAATAATAGTGACTCGGTTAAGACTGCCGAATTACTTAATATAGACATTACAGAAGTCGACAGATACTTGTGCAAGCGGGAAGTACGAGGATACATTGATAGACTATTTAACGAATCGGGCTTCCGAAATCGTGATAAGATGGCCAATGTTTGGGACGCAATCCTAGCAGCCAAGTTGGAAGAAATGGACGATACAGGTATGGGCTCGTCAAAAGATATTGTAGAGATAATGGAGAAGATTCATAAATTTAACCTAGACCAAATGAATATGCAACTAAAAATACTAGAACTGGAGAAATCCAAGGAGCCCGCAGTGGTGGTCAATACGCAGAACAACTACGGTGGGGCAAATTATAACAGTTTAATGGAAAAGATATTAGCAGGTAAAAATGGAGATAAGTAGACCGTACTTAAATTGTGAAAACATTATAGACTTCCCCGTAGCGGAGCGTTTTCTAAAGCTACCCGTTGAGAACTTCCTAGAACTAAAAGGCATAGAACCTATAGCGCCCCAGATTGGATTGATAAACGCTATAAACGACCCTATACATAGATTTGTAGTCGCCTGTCTATCTCGTAGAACAGGTAAGACATTCATATCTAACACTCTAGCGTTCTTGAAAGCTATGGAACCAAAGTCAAAAGTACTGATAGTATCGCCTAACTTCTCATTAACAAACATATCTTGGAATGAGCAGATAACTATGCTTAAAGATCACAACATTGAGATAGAGTCTAAGAACAAGGCCTTGCGTGAGATACACCTAACAAATGGTTCTATGATAAAGTTTGGGTCATACAATAATCCAGATTCATTAGTAGGACATTCGTACGACTTGATACTAGTGGACGAAGCAGCCCTAGAGAACAAAGGGGCAGATGTATTCAACGTACAGCTACAGCCTACTCTAGACAAAGCAAACTCTAAATGTATCTTCATAAGTACACCACGAGGTTTGAATTACTTTTATGACTTTTACATGCGAGGGTTTAGCGATGACTACCCTTCTTGGATAAGCATACATTCTACCTACCGTGACAACCCCAGAAGTGTTTCGAGTGTTATTGAAGAAGCTCGTAAGAGTATGAGTAAGGCTGAATTTAAGCAAGAGTACGAAGCAGACTTTGCAACGTTTGAAGGACAGATATACGAAGGGTTTGACGAGGATAAGCATGTACGCGACCTTAGTGACATGGAGTTTCCTGAGCACAGATTTGAAGCTATAATGGGTATTGACCCCGGCTACAAGGACGATACAGGGGCTGTAATATTCCAATACGATATGGATGAAGACAAATTTTACTTAATGTGGGATTACCAAGAAAAAGAACGAAATACAGAGCAGCACGCACTAGAATTTTATAACCGCATGGAAGGCTGGAATGTAGACATAGTGTTCTGCGACAGCGCGGCAGCCCAATTCAGGCAAGACTTAGCTTCCTTATACGACATTCCTAGCAACAAAGCTAACAAGAGTGTACTTGACGGACTAGGGTATGTACAAGCCTTGATAGACAACGACAAGCTAATAGTAGATATTAACTGTACTCATGTCATCATGATGCTCCTCAACTATCGTTGGGACCCTAACCCAATGCTTGCAAAACCCAAACCGAAGCACGATCAGTTCTCGCACGTTGCGGATGCCCTGAGATATGCACTATACAGCTATACTCGTTAGAGTGCTAATATAATAAACCACTTTACATTTATGAAATCAAATAGTATAATGTACATATGTTGAGTGGAAAGTTGATAGCTTTACACCCATACCAAGAAAGCGAGGATTTTAATGGCCGCTAATACAAACAAAAGAGTAGCGACAAAGCACATTCGAGACGGAATAAAGTCTAACTACAAAAAGAAGTGTGAATGTGAGATTTGTGGAACTGACTCTGAACTAGAGATACATCATTACACAACCGTGTCGTTACTACTGAAAAAATATTGCATGGAAAACAAGATACTCATAGTTACAGACGAACAAGTTTTAGCTATGAGAGAAGATTTCTATACAGCACACTGGGACGAACTAGTTGAACAAACAGTCACCCTTTGCGCTACGCACCACAAATTACTGCATAAGATATACGGGCGAGAGCCTACACTAGCTTCTGCTGAAAAACAGGTTACTTGGGTGTTAAAATTGCATGGACGAACTCACGGCAAGGATGCTGTACCAACCCGATCAGATACTAGATTTGGAAGTCTCCTCGGAGAAACCTCAAACGATAGGTTTTCTAGATTAAAATAAGGAGCAACGAATGAAATTATGGGATGAAATACTTGAAAAACTAAATCCTGTACAAGATGAAATGGCTCGTGATGAAGGAACAAGTAAAAGCACTACGCAAACTAAGTTACATACGATACAAAACGCGTATGAACAGATTGAAGTAGTAAACAGAGCCGTTAACTTACTAGTTGACAATGCTGCTCTGATTGACTATGACGTCGGAGCTAGCCTTAATTTTACTGGTGTAACAACTAAAGTAAGAGGACCTAGACTGGCAGACTTACTAAATAGTCGCCCTAATCCTTACATGGACATTAGCAGTTTTAGGAGACTTGTATTAATGGATTTTCTGATAGACGGAAACGCATTTATACACTTTGATGGAACCTCATTTTATCACGTACCTGCAAAAAATATGGAAGTGCTTCCTAGTGACAAAGGCTTTATTGCTCAATATCTCTATAACGGAACTCATCCTTTTAAATCTAATGAAATAATTTTTATAAGAGACAACAGTACAGAATCAGTATTCAGAGGAGACTCTAGAATAAAAAGTGCTGTAGCTTCGCTACTGACCAGAGAGTCTATGATTAACTTTCAAAAGAGTTTCTTTGACAATGGCGCATCTATAGGTCTTATAGTAGAAACAGAACAAATCCTAAGCAAGAAACTAAAGGAAAGGCAAGAAAGGGAATGGGTACAGAAGTATAACCCGAAACGGGGGAATGGACGTCCTTTAATTTTAGATGCAGGACTTAAAGCTAAATCCTTAGCAAGTTCCGACTTTAGAGAAATGGCATTCACAGAGTCTATCACTAACTTGGAAGACAAGGTCTGCTACGCCCTAGGAATACCTCCTTTACTACTTAACTCTGGAAATAACGCTAACATAAAACCCAACCTAGAGTTAATGTTCTACACTACGGTTATTCCTATGCTGCGTAAGTTTGAGTCAGCATTAGAGATGTTTTTTGCGTATGATATAGAACTAACTACACATAGAGTGCCCGCACTACTGCCTGACCTAAAAGCACAAGCAGATAGAATTACCGCACTAGTTAATAATGGGATTATAACAGGAAACGAAGGACGTGGTATGATGCGACTTCCTGATATAGACGACCCTCTTATGAATAAAATACGCATACCCGCTAACGTCGCAGGATCCGCTTCAGGCGTATCTGGGCAAGAAGGTGGTGCGCCAACAGGAGAAGATACATAATGCAAAAGATTATAGAGCAAGTTTATGCAGTCTACGGTAATGAGTTACCTAGTAGAGTAGTATATAACGCTATGACTAATAAGCCCCTATCTGTTAGAAACATCATAAGAAAGTTTAAGAGATGGGAAAGATTTGAAGCAGCGTACAGAGAACATTGTATGGCTATTAGAAAATCAGAGGAAGCTGCTAAGGTAGTAACTAAACCTATTGTGGCTAAAGTAACTAAGCAGAAAAGTAATGAAATATAATACTAAGTTATTAGCTAAATTACAAGTAGTTAAAGATCATGAAGAAGATGAAGACGAGTTAGTTATCGAAGGATACGCTAATACCGTAACTAAAGATAGAGCAGGAGATGTTATACTACGCTCAGCGTGGGAAACAAAAACCGCTATGTCTAACTTCTTAAAAAATCCTATTATACTAGGCTACCACGATCATTCAAACCCTATAGGGGTTATGTTAGGTTATGAAGTTGATGACCTAGGCCTTAAAATTAGGGCTAAGATTAGTAAGGGAGCAGGACGAGTATACGATCTAATAAAAGATAAGGTATTAACTACCTTTAGTGTTGGATTCAACATATTAGACGCAGAGTACGATGAAGTAAAAGACATATTCTTTATTAAGGATGTAGAACTACACGAAATATCTGTTGTATCGGTTCCTTGTAACCAAGACTCAACATTTTCAGTAGCAAAAAGTATGGACGCTCAAGATTATGAGCAATTCAAAAAAATATTAGCGCCGGAATCAGGCGAAACAAAGGAAGAAAAAATGACACTCGAAGAAATTAAAGCATTGGCAGCCGAGCTAGCTAAAGCAAACACCCCAGTTAAAGCTGATCCCGTATTCGACGTAGTTGCAGAAGCTACTAAAGCAGCAGCAGCAGCTGTAGCACAAGCAGAAGCAGTTCGTGTAGCTAAAGAAGACGCAGCAGCAAAATCTGCTACAGACCTAGCTAACAGCAAAGCAGAAGCTAAAGCAAACGCTATGGAAGCAGCTAAAGATTTAGTTGCAGAATTAGAAACTAAGTTAAGCGCAAAAGATTCAGCATTTGCTGACCTTGTTAAAGCTAACAACGACCAGATCGTTTCTCTTAAAGAAGAAATTGCTCAAGTAGTTGCATCTCGCTCTAACAACGTAACAGCTATCGCAAAGGGCATTAACGGACCGTCGTATGACGCCAAAGCAATGGGCGATACTGCAGACAACCTAATGTTCTTAAGCACAATTAAGAAAGTAGATATGTTTGATACCGAATATGGTAAGAGCATCAAAGCTATCAACCAATCTTCTAGCATTGAAGTATCTGGTGAAGGTTATGAGACTACTTTCTCTACTAACTTATATCGTGACATTCAGGCATTGTTAGTTGTTGCACCCTTATTCAATGAAATGAATATGACTTCTGCACAAATGACATTCCCAATCAATCCAAATCGTAGCACAGCTACTTGGATTTCTGCAAGTAACATGGCAGACAACACAGCTAAAGCCCGTACAGGTGAAGCATTAACTGTTGCGCTTACTGAGATTACACTTAAGACCTTTAAGCTAGCTGCTAAAGTATACTTAACTGAAGAAACTCAAGAAGATGCTATCATGGCTCTTGTACCTATTTTACGTCAACACCTAGTAGAAGCTCATGCAGCATCAATCGACGCAGCATTCCTAGTTGGTGACGGCGCAAACAAGCCAAAAGGTCTTGTTACACAAGCCAAAGCAGCAGGCGGATTACAGTCTCTAGCGACAGCAGCAAACACTACTAACGTATTAGTAACTGCAGCAGGTATCTTAGAAGCTCGTAGAGGTTTAGGTCTATACGGAATTAACCTTTCAGAACTTTATGTTGTTATTTCACAAGACGCTTACTGGGATCTTATCCAAGATGCAGATTGGGCTGACGTACAGCAAGTTGGCGTTTCTAACGCAACTAAGCTAGTTGGTGAAGTAGGTAACATTTACGGAATGAGAGTTCTAGTATCTAGCGGTTTTGCTGATAAAACATCTGGCGGAACTTACGCAATCCTACTTAACTCAAGCAACTTCGTTGTTCCACGTCAACGTGGCGTAACAGTACGTAGTGACTTTGAAGTAGAGCTAGACCGTACAGTATTCGTTGCAACACAGCGTCTAAACTTACAACCTTGGATCGAAGAAACTGCAGGCAGTGGTAACGGTAAAGGTGTAGTAGCAGTTAACTACGCAACATAATATAGCATAATAAAAAGCCCTTCCCTTTTAGGGCGGGGCTTTTTTGTATAAGGAGAAATAAATGGCGTTAATTACTTTAGAAGGCTACAAAAGTTATAAAGATATAAAAAGCCCAAATAGTGACGCAGCCTTAGAACCTATAGTTGATTTTGTAAACACCTTTGTAGAGACTTATTGTAACATAAAATTTAGTGTAGTTAATGTTGTAAACAAAAAACTAACTTGCTACGATGGACTAGAGATACTACTGCCTACGCCAGGGATAACCTCTTTAGATAGGATTTCTGTTTTAGGAGAAGACATATCTGCGGCAGATTATGAAGTAGACTTAGACATTGGCCTAGTAGAAGCTGTAGGCAGATTTCCTATGGGACGTAACAATATAGAGGTAGACTACACTTACGGGTATGAAAATTCGCCTGCGGACTTGGTAATTTCAGCTTATGAGCTTGTATCTTATTTTAAGAAAGGTAACTTTAGCACCTCAAAAACCTATAGTAACGGAGAGAGCAGTACTAGTGCAGAGCCTACGTTAATACCCCCACAAATACGTTTAATGCTAGATTTATATAAGGTCTTATAATGGATTTTAAAACAATACTAGAACAAGCACTAGTAAACGTACAGGGAATAAAATTAGCTGCGGATGTACAAACAGACCTAACTCAAAAAGGTGGAAGTCTGTTTGGATCTTTTAAAGTTCGTATGGAAAAGGAAGGAGAATTAGCCGAAGGAGTAGAAAAAGCAGCATTTGATGCAGCAGTATTACGGCTAGAAGGACTATTAGACGCAAAACTTCTAGAAGATCCTTTAGGCAATAAGTTCTTTTCGGGCAATAAAAAGATAAAGAAAGCAACAAAGTCTAAAGTACCTGTAAAACCTTTTGGGCTAAGAGACAGAGGAGGAAGAATGCTCTCCGAGCAATCTCTAGTAAGAATACTTAATGTTAGACTTTTTGAACAGATAAAAGAAAGGATGGACGCTCCTGCTCTAGTATTTAGGACTGGAAGATTTGCTAGCAGCGCCAAAGTATCTAGTTTTACTTTGTCGGATAATAGAAATCCTGCAACCGCCTCTGTTTTCTTTAACTACATGCTTTATCCTTATCAAGTATTTGAGAAGCATCCAACAAGAGATCCTCGTATTATAATTAAAAATGCACTACTAGCAACTTTGGAAAACTCTTTAAATGACGCTTCGTTTCAACAAACCATATTTAATATAGGAGGTCCTGCATGAGCGCAAGGTCTGGAATAGTAAAAGCAATATCTGAGAAAATAGCAGAGTTATTTATAGGGGACGGAGACTACATGAGTAACCTACACGGTAATGTTAGTAATAGGGTAAAACATTTTAGTGATGTAGAAGACTTTCCCTTTATTAGTGTAACCCCTGGAGCGGAGATTAGAGAGGATTTACCTTCTGACTTTACTTGGGCTACTTTAACCGTCAACATAACACTATATGTTAAATCAGAAGAAAACTCACAGGAAGAATTAGAATCCTTAATAACGGATGTAGAAAATTTCCTTGACACACATTTACAATTACCGTATAATGTAAATACATCGGAAGGAGTAATTACTTCTAAAATCACAAATAGCACACTAGTTTCCATAAATACGGATGAAGGGATTCTTGATCCAATGGCACTAGGCCAATTAGTAGTAAACGTACAGTACGAGAAAGTACGCCGAACCAGAACATAATTTAGGAGAATTATAAAATGTCGATTAATTTATCACGTAATACCAGACTTTGGATTAGTACAATAGATAAGGACGGTACACACACCGCTGCCAACACTTTTGAACTACCTGTACAAGAAGGG